GGAGTTATAGTGCGCACATTTTTGCTCACGGCCCGAATTCCCCACAGCGCCCGCTTGCCAACACATCATTCAACATGTCCGCTCGCAAAATTGTTCACACTATGCCCTACAACTTAATTGAAACTGAAGCAGATTCTTTGTTCGTAATACTTGACATCTGAAGTTGTGCGTGGTAAAATATAGGTAACTAGAATTGGGAGGAACATGCAATCATGAAAAAATGGACAGAACTCAAAAAGGGTTCTCACAAATTTCATATTGTGAGAAACAAGAAAGACAAGTCGAAAGAATACTGCACAAATATTTTTACTCTTGACACAGAGGTCACATCTTGTTTTCTTATGGACAATGAGAAGTGGCCTATTCCATTTGATTTCAAAAAGTCTGTTGAGTATTACAAGCAGCACATAACAAACAGAATCGGATGTTGTATCATCTGGACATTCAGTATTGATGATACTGTCTATTATGGAAGAGAGCTTGACGACCTTCCTTGTTTTCTTGATGTTCTGAATGGGCTCACGAAACAAGCTCGCAAGTTCTGCTATGTTCATAACCTCGGATATGACTTTCAGGTATTGCGTAATGTACTTGATTTTGACGATGTTTTCGCTCGTCAAACAAGAAAGCCAATGAAAGCATATTGTGCAGAATATGGAATTGAGTTTCGCGATTCTTATGTTCTCACAAACATGAGCCTTGATGAAATGGCGATTCAGTTTCATCTGTCTGTCAAGAAACTCAAAGGCTCTTTTGACTACAACAAACTCAGAACACCGAAAACACCGCTTACAGAAGAAGAACTTGCATATTGTGAGCATGACTGCCTTGTTCTTTATGAGTACATCAAAACAATTGAACTTCCATTGTACGGAAACATCAAAAAGATTCCCATGACGCAAACAGGCAAAATGCGTTTGCGCTACAAGGAAATGATATATTTCCTTCATAACGGTTCTCCCAAATACGCTTTGAAGGATTGGAAGAGCAAACTGTCTCGTGTTTTTCTTGACCCTACATCATACAGATTCTGCACATCAATCTATGCCGGTGGATGGAATCACGCACAGGATAGATTTGTGAAGCGTGGAGTTGTTAGAGCTTCAGATTCAGATATCGGATGTATCAACTCACACGATTTCACATCTTCTTATATATACACAATCATGACGGTAAAGGCACCTTGCAGTGCATTTGTTCCTTTGATTTTAAAAGCAAAAACAAAAGAAGAACTGATTTCAGAAACATACCTCGACAAAGACATATATGCGTATATGTTCGAAATAAAGTTCAACAATATACGCTCTAAAACATATAACACATATATTTCATATAGCAAATGCACAGACGCGCAGAATTTCACTCTTGACAATGGAAGAGTATATTGCGCAGGAAACAAAAGAGAACCGGGCTATGTGACTGTTCTTTGTAACGAACATGACCTTGATATCATACTCAAGACATACAAATTCGACTCTTGCGAAGTGATTCGCTGTGAGAGAGCATACAAAAACTATCTTCCTTATGAATTGACTCTTTGCGCAGTTATGCTTTTCCTTGAAAAGCAAGCACTAAAAGGAGCTGTTGGTCAGGAGTCTCTTTATACACTGCGCAAGCAGATTCTGAATGCAACATATGGTGCATGCTGCACAAACTACATTACAGACAAGGTCGACTGGGATACAGCGCTCGGCAAATGGCTCGGTGAAGGTATGACCGAATCGGAAAAGAAAAAAGCAACAGAACTTACAGAAGACGAACTCATTGCAGCTATATGCGACCGAAAAGGAAAAGACATGATGTGGTATCCGTGGGGTGTATGGATTTCTTCAGGTGCCCGTCACCACTTATGGGAAAACATCATCAAACTCGATGACTATGTAATATATGGAGACACCGACTCTTTAAAGTATGTCGGAAATCATGATGAAGTCATTGAAGAAAACAACAAGCAGTGCTATGAAGAAATGCAAAAATTCGTAGACAGAGCTCGTGACTACTTGCAAAGAAAAGGAAAACTTGAAGAGTTCGAAAAGAAATATGGCGCTCTTGATATGGAGCATCTTGGAGTTTTGGGTTCTTTTGACCTTGATGGTAGATATTCAGAGTTCAGAACTCTTGGAGCTAAAAAATACGCTTTCCGTTATGATTTAGACTATGCTAAAAAGGCAGCAGAAAAGAAGTTCAAGAAAACAGGAAACAAGAAAGACCTCGAGCCTGACCAAAGAATACACATCACAGTTTCAGGTGTGAACAAAAGTGAGGGCTGGAAAGCACTCAATGATGACATGGAAAACTTCTGCGACAATATGACATTTTCATATGAGCATTCAGGTCGTCTAATTCGCTTCTACTGTGACAATCAACCTGACATTGATATCAAGGATTGCAACGGTGAAATCTATCACATGCACAATCAAAAACACGGAACTTGTCTTCAGCCGACAACTTATGTTTTGGGTCTGGGAGACAAAAAAGGAATGTACAAAAAGCACCTTGACGACATTGATGTTGCCTATTTCACAGAAGACGATGAACCTCTGAATAGCAGTGACACACCTCATTGTGCGCTTCTGAATTTGTATTGACACTAAACAGCAAAACTGGTATAATAAAGGTAAAAAAGAAAGGGGGGATTTACCATGAGAGGTAAACCTATAAAGACTATTGTGACCCATAGAAAGACGGGCACATACACGACCAAAATCTACAAGAATGGTGTGAAAGAGACAAGCGTTGAGCGTACACAGCTCCAGAAGGACATTCTGCTCGGGAAAACGCCTGAGCAGATGCTGAAGAAGGAATTCAACGCGCTTTCAAAGAAACTCAATCGCGCTCTTGCAGAGAACGAAAAGCGTGGCAGAACAAACATGACCGCGTACGGAAATGTACTGACAACCATCAGCGACATCGAAGATGATTTCGGAACAAATAAAACAAGGAAAGACAGATTCCCAACATACAATCAGCTTTTCGACAAGAATGATGCAAAGGAAGTTCTAAAACAGATGAAGATTGCAGCATCCAAACAGAGCTCTATTTTCCCCTCTCAATACAATGTTTCAGTTTCAAAGATTGCTGATGACTTCTACACATCAAGTCAATATGCAGGACAGATTACAAGAGCACAGGCAAATGACCTTGCGCAGCTTGTACTGCTGACAGGAAAGGACTGGGAAACCATCAGAAGCCAAAGCGGTGTGTATTCCGAACTTCTTCAGGAAACTGTGAGACAGAACATCGACACCAAAGCACAAAACACGAAAATTTCTAACGCTCAACGCGTTCTGAATGCTTATAATGATTGGCGTAATTATGCGTCAAACAACCCCAAATCAACAGTGACAATGACAAGCTATATCAAAAATAAACTTGCAGATGCAAACTTTAACCATTGACAACACGGTCAATCCGTGGTATAATTATCGTTAGAAAGAGGTGAACAAAATGAAAGAAAAGAGAACTCGCCGCTGGTATCTTTGCGATGTGGAAAACAGCATTGTCTATGTCGTGAAGAGCCGCCCCACAGCCTACGGTTTGTGGGAACTGTTCGAAAAGAACGGCAACACATGCACAATGCTGAACCGCAAGCAGGTTCGCCGTGGACTCAACCTCGGTGAAATCGAACGCATTGTCGGAATCACTTCAGACCTTGAAGAATGGTCAGTCACGAAAGGAGTTGACTACTAATGACAGAACGCGAACAGCGCATCACAGATGCATCGGATGTCATTGAGCAGAACGAAATGCTCATTGCAAGGGAGCTTCTCAAAGATGACCCGAATCTCGAATACATCGGAACTCTGATTGAGTTCAATGTGAACTACGCTCGCAAGATTCGTGAGCTGAACAGTGCATCTGAACAGATGTTCGAAAAGCACAAAGACATCTACATGAAGGTTGACCCTCCGCAAGACAGGGGCAAGCTAGTAATGAGAGAACTCATAAAGGGTCTTAACGACCCTGAATATATAACTCACAAAATGGCATCAAATATGCCTAATGTACCTTCAAACTATGAAGACATTCCTGAAGAATGCTATACAAAATGTGTTGTCTATGATAAAGACAAGTACCCTTTACCGATTGAAAAGACATTCCATTCTATTAACAGAGTTCAAAGTGACCCATCAAGTATGTATATTACAGACACTTTTTTCTGTTTATGTGATTATAAAATCCCTTCAAATGTTACAGGTGTAAAGAACGAATTCGTGATTTTCAATACATCGGAAAATCTATCTTACATTGTTGCTATACTTGAAGTGATGAAAGAATACAACAAATGTAATTTCAATATGCACTTTGTTTCATGTGATATAGGAACAAAACTTATAATTTATATCAGTGTTACAGCAGAGCCATTATACAATAATGCAAATGTTGAAATCATCTTCGACAATGATGATGGAAATGAAACGACATTCAATGCATTCAAAGAATGGATGTTCATGACATACGGAAAACAGCTCTATTCAGAACAAGAAGGAACGACTTCCACAGAAGACAGTTATGAAGTAAAGGATGGTGACAGTACCAATGCGTAAAACAAAGAACACTCTGGAGCGTGAGCTCTTCAATATGAGGGCTGCGTTCGTGAAGTATCGAAACGAATTCGAATTCGTGTCTGCATATCTTAAAGAGCGCGGACTCACAGAAGATTTCGAAGCTTTCTCGGCCGAATGCCGCAGGAAAAAACTCAAAGAGTATTACGAAAACATTCAGGTTTCTGTAAAGGATACGCCTGAATACAAGGAAATGCTCGATAAGTTCGGTGAAGATGAAGTGAACAAAATGTTCAAAAAATCTTTCTTTAAGAAAGAAGGTTAAGTCATGATTGCACTGATTGCTTGTTTCGTTTTTCTTGTCATCGGTTTCGTTGTTGGCTTCTCTGTCAACACAACGAAAGATGACATCAAGCTCAAAATCGAAAACAGGGCTCTGATGAATCACATTGCTGACTGCAATAAAGAAATTAGCGTGTGGCGCAAACACGCGATAGAAGCACAAGTGAAGTTGTGCAAAACAGACCTCGAACTCGTAAAGATGAAACGCCAAATGACAAGGCTTGCAACGCACAAGTATGAAAAGACACTCTACCGATTACGAAAAGCCGAAAAGGAAAATGAAAAACTGAGAGCCATCAATAAGCTACTTCAAAGCGGGATTGCACTACCCGAACTCCAGATTGAAGACCCTTTCATTCCAAAAAGTGAAGAAAACGCTTGACAAACGAAACATAATGCGGTATAGTTAAGGTAATGAAAGAGCTCACATCTACCAAATAAGACATTCCCTTCCTCCTTTCTAATATAGAAAAGCCCCGGTTCTGCATGGCCGGGGCTTTTCGTTATGCTTTTGTAAAACCGATAGCAACAAAAGAAATCGTGTGATTTTCTCCAGGTTGCGTTAATATCGTGACAGAGCTCATAAAAGTTCTGATACCCAAAGCATAATTGTTGTTTGTTTTTGACATGTTTATATTGTATGTATAACTCTCTGTTACATTAAGTAAACCATTAGCAACGGGATAACCAAAAAGTGTTGTTGTACTGTCTAAATCTGGCAGTGTATCTCCTGTGTTTCTAGGCTTTATCAATAAACCGGGTACATTATCACGCCCTGAAGTGTAAAATTTACCCTGTACAACAACGATACGCCCGTATACTGTAACAAGTACACTACTTGCTTCTATTGTATTAGCGGCACCGCCATCATACGACAAATTGCATATAATACGTTTATATGCTAATTCAGAACCACCGCCTCCGCCGCCTGCGGGGATAGTAAATGCAAAATGCATATTTTTTGCGGTGTCGGGTCCGTCTGTTGTAACTCTTGCCCCGGCTGTCGTTCCTGTGGTTGCTGTTGCGTCAACTGTACCGAAACCGGCTGCAGCGCCGGGTGCTCCAGCGGGTCCCGTTTCGCCCGTTTGTCCTTTCGGTCCCTCAGGACCGGCAGGACCGGCAGGACCGGCAGGACCGGTTGAACCATTTGTGCCGGGTTCTCCACGAGGAATTTTAAGGTCGAGAAGAGCCATTCCGGGCGTTGAAGTGTCGAAAGAAGCTTCAGCGTTTGTTCCCGGTTCTCCGGTCGTAACTGTTCCGATTTCAATGTCTGTGTAAGGGCCTGCGGGGCCTGTGTCTCCCTTTGCGCCGTCAGCGCCCTTTTCTCCCTTAGGGATTCCGAAAGAGAATTGATGAACACCGCCTACTACTGTTTCGGTCACTGTTGCATTATTTCCGGGCTCTAGAGTTGTAGTATCACCTACACCGATAGCACCTGCAATCTGTTCGTCTGTATAATTTTTTGCGTTTGTTTCCGCTGTGCTTTGTGTTGTACCTGCAAGAGTGTCAACATAAAGCTTGTTTGTTGCGTTCTCATTGCTTGTCGGTGTGCTGACATGGGTTTTGTCACCAAGATATACATCACTTTCGAAATCAACGCGCCCTGTGAAATTATTAGTTCCACTGAATGTGTTGTTTCCAGCTGCTGTGACATCGCCTGTTCCACCGCCGCCACCTGCTGGGATAGTAAAGGCAAAGTGCATATTTTTAGCTGTGTCTGGTCCGTCAGTCGTGACAGAAGCTGATGCTGTCGTTCCCGTGGTTGCTGTTGCGTCAACTGTACCGAAACCGGCTGCAGCGCCGGGTGCTCCAGCGGGTCCCGTTTCGCCCGTTTGTCCTTTCGGTCCCTCAGGACCGGCAGGACCGGCAGGACCGGCAGGACCGGCAGGACCGGCAGGACCGGCAGGACCATCAACACCATTTTTGACATTGGCAGTTGTGGTTCCTGTTTTGTCTGTGATGGTAATTGTTGCACCTGTGCTTGTTTGCATTACACTTGCAGAAGGACTGAATCCATCTTCACCATTAGTGCCATTTGTTCCGGGGTCGCCTTTCAACTGATTCAAGTCGAACGGTGTGGGCGTAGTTGTACTTGTGGTTTTGCGCCAGTTGAGCACCTTTTCCACAATGTACGGATACCATAGCTTGTCGCTTTCTCCGCCACCGCCGCCACCTCCGGAAATATCGACAGTGACATCTTTCGAACCATCATATTCAGCTTCGACATCACCTGTGAATGTCAGTTTGTGCGGGTTCTTTACGCCGTTCTCAACGATTGACTTCACAGCTTTCCAAATCTGAGCAAGCCATTCAGTCAAAGAAGGACCGCCGTTATAGTCTCCGGGTAAATTATTACATCTCATTTTGTTTCACCTCCGTTGTAAGGAATGAAGTTGTCATCGGATTCTCCTTTGTATAGACACCCTGTTTCGTTATTGTCAAATATTGAAACAGCCGGTCCTTCAATAACACAAGGCGGGCATGGAATTTCAATATCAGGCATTACCACTCACCCCCTAAAGGTTCATAAACTCCCATGAAACATTTTTGAATTCTGTTGTCGTTGATAATCATCATTGTTAGGTTTTCAATTACTTCACGGTACTTTGCTAAAAGCTCAAATTTTGCTTCATTGGTTCCGCTTCTTTCAACACTGTTATTGTTATTGATGTTCGTTTCATTAGAATGCGAGCCTTGCTCACTGTCTTCATTCTTTCGTTCAAGAGAACTTGTTCCTTTATTGGTGCGAGAGCTCTCTGCCGTGTCTTTAGTGATGTCGTTTCCTTCATCTTTTACTGTTCCGGTGTGTGTTTCAGTGTTATTGCGAGAAACTGTGACAGAACCTGTTTTCGTGTCTGTTGATTCGCTTGTTTCTTCGTTGTGCTGTTCTCTGCCGCCTGTTGCGTATTTTGTATTAAATCCACTTCCTGCAAGCCCTGCCGTTGACTCATCAATTCCGCTTGTGGGTACAGCATAGACCCTTTCAAAAGAGTTCGTGTTGTCAGTTGTGTTGTTTGTGCTTCTGTCCGTTGTGTTTTGCTGTTCGCTTGCTGTTGCTGTGTCTGTCAGGTCATCTGTTCTTGTGTTTGTTTTTGTTGCTGTTCCGTTTCGAGTTTCGCTGTTAGTATCTGTAAAGTTGTCAGTCCGTTTATCGGTTCCTGTAGAGGTTCGAGACATCGTGTCAGAGCCTGTGCTGTTTTGGATACCCTTGAAAATAGTTTTTTCAAGTGCAGAGTAACTTTGCAGAGGGTCAGCACCAACATCAAGCAGATTGATTTTGCGGCGGGCGTCATAGTAAGGCATGATTTCGCACATAGCCCTGTCAAGATAATAACTGAATTCGTCTGCTGTCTGTTGTCCGATTTCATCATTCCAAAAGTGTTTGATGATGGCTGCGTTCAATTCTTTTTTGAATTCTGGGTCACTGCATTTGTAGTTCGTGAGAGCTTTTGCTTCCACATCATACCCATCAGTGATTAGTTTCCCCAATGTGACAGTATAATATGCCATTACTCAACACCTCCACTTGCCTTTGAATTTTGAGGGATTTCGTTTTCAATTCCGTCATCGTCTTCGGCCGAGTTATAGCCAAGATAGGGGGAAACATACATTGTACCCTCATTTACAGAAACCTTGCAATTTGACTTGTAGATTTCATTCAGCTTTTTGAGTCCTTCCTGTCTGCTTTGAAGTTTACCTTCTGCAACAAGACTTGTCTGAACATCATTGCTTTCGGCTTCATCTGTCAAGAGTCTCTCTTTCTTGTTTACGCCTAGGTTGTCAACACCGAGAACACAAAGACCTTCATTCCAGCAACAGTCAAGTTCTGTTCTGAATCCCTGAATGTTGTTCGGACATTCTGTACGCAGAGCCTTCAATTCGCCTGTGTTAGCATTTCCGCCTGCATAGTCTGCATTAACGAAAATGTAAGGAAGCTTCAGGTCGAATGAGTTCAGCTTGTTCTCGAGGGTCGTTCTCTGTTCCTTTGTACCTGTAATAACAATAGGGCATCCGAGAGAGTTGATATTCTGCATCATGCTTTGATGTATCAAACACATCTCATCAACGATTGATTCAAGCTGCATAATAGGTGCATAAGGCCGCATAGAGAACGGGTCGAACCCTTGGCGAATTTTGCTGTCGTAGATGATAACAGCATTAGAATTATTGAGGTCAAGCTTGAAACCCATGGAATTAGGTGTCACAACACGCCAATTCTTGATGTTTCCGTTGATATCGAAACCCTGTCCGGGAAGGACATTTCCGCAAAGAAAACTCTCTGCAATGCTGTCCCACCAAATAGTGACCCACCCTTTTGTGAAAAGACAGCTCTCACAAAAGCGAGTGTCAAAATAAGGGCCCATGTTCTCCCATTTGAAACGCGGTGTTGCAACCTGCGCAAAACGGCTCATGTAATAATTGAAGACTCTGTCGTTCTTCATTCGCTGATTTACAACAGCGGATTTGCCTGAAATAATCAATCGGGGTCACCTCCTGTGATTGTATTTTTCAAGTTATAGTTAAGGAATACAGACGGGTCATGCCAAATCGTCACACCCTTTGTAAGGATAGAAGCAATTGCGGTTTTTGCATCTGCAGGAATGGAACCATTGATTACAGGGTCTACAAGTTCGAGATAGTTCCAGTATTTACGACCGGAAACATGAGGTTTTCCAACCTTCTTCACATTATACCCAAACATTGAGAGGTACTTGTCAATTCGTTCAGCATCATATCTACAAGGCACAACATCGTATTGTGTGAATGTCATTTTCGACATTGCCCATGTGATGTTTGCGTTTGCAACACCTCTTGTAGCGTTGGGCATTCTTAGTCCATCAGAAAGTTCAGAAAGAATTGCTCCCTCTGTTTTGGCCACGCCTGTTTGCATATTGTAATAGTTGGAATACATATTCGCAATAGCTCCAGACGCATTGGCAACACTACCGCCAATTTGAGATGCTGTGTCAAGACCTCTCCGAGCGTTGGAATATTTGTCAGTAAAGAAAGACATCTGTCCTGAATCAGGTTCAGGCGCTTCTCCACCTGCTCCCTTAAAGACTGAAGCTGCGCTTCCAATCATTCCATATCCTGCTGCAGTCTTACTTGCTTGAGCGTCTGCACTCTGCCATGTTATAGCAGTTCCGCGCTGTGCTCTGTTGGCATATAGTGTGTTCATATACTCACTATAAGAGAAAGAAGATTGCGGAAATCCAGTAAGGTCAATTGACATCAGAAGGTTTTCTTCAAGTCCTTCATAGTTTTTGAAAACAAGTCTTGCTGTGCTATCCTGTGCAAGCTGTGCATATAAGTTAAAGGAAGGCGTTCCGTCAAAGTCTTCAAAATTGAAATCAATGGAAGAACCCATTCCGTTCGTGATGATTCCATGTGTGAATTGTGAAGTGAACAGTTTATTGTTTTCTGGTGTGTATCCGTCAAGTGCTGTGGGTCTTGCGTTTCCTGTGATATTCTCTTTTATAGGTTCGAATGTATTGACAGGAATTGCTGTTGCAAGCTTTGCTATGTATCCGGGAACATTCACAACTGCAAGCACTCTCTGAACAGTACCGCTTGCAACCAATTTTTCAAGGAATGAATTTATTCTTGCACAATCCTCATTGATTGTTGCAGAAGAAGTCTTAAATGCAAGGAATTGAGCGCCCTGATATTCACCATTGTAGAAATACCCTCCGGTGAAATATGGCTTCATGCCTTCGATGGTGTAATATCCACCCTCATTATCTTCAATCTTTAATTGTGTAAGGTCAGGTGTTGTTTCTGTAGGTGTAAATGTAAAATATATACACACATATTTGTCTGTGTCAAGTTTGTTCTTTTTGAGAAGGTCTGTCTGTCTGGGGTTGATATATCTTAAAACCGAAACGGGTTCATCTTCTCTCCATCGGCCGATTGTATCATCATTGACATGTTCGCGATTGATGAAGCAAGTTCCGAGTGTCATGTCATAATACCATGTATGCCAATAGTCGATAACATATGTTGCAATCGTCACATCACTTGCATAAGGTCTAACATTGGAAAGATAGGCATAGAACCATTTTGTCGTGAATTGGCTGTTTTGCCACATAAGATAATTGCAGTCGTAATAGTCTTCTGGATTTCCTTTCAGAAGAATTGAACCTTCCATACCATTCACGGGTTCGCAATGGCAAGTTTCCCAATACTTCTTTCGCAAACCAATGAAATAGTTTGCGTCTGTTGCAGCGTCAGTGAAATTGATGAAATGATTCATCAAGGGGTCAACCGGTGCATCTTTAAGTATGTATACTTTAGTTGTTGGTGCAAACATCAAATCACCTCCTATAAGATAAGAGCGCCCAAGCCATGAAGGGCGAGCGGCGCTTTGCCCGGTTAAGCTTGCCGGGGTTCTTTATTCATTAAGCAGTCACAGAAACAGCGACAGAAGAAGTCTTTGTCGGGTCCTGAGCGCTTGTTGCAGTTACGGTGATAGAGCTTGCAGTCTCATCAGGTCCAATAAACAGACGACCGAAAGGCGAAATGAATGTACGCTTGGAAGTCTGTCCAGTGATGCTCCAATCACACTTGGAAGACCAACCGCCGACTTCACCGCCGTTAACGATATCAACCTCGATATCAGTTGCGGCACACTTCTGAGCCTTCTGAGAAGCCTTGATTGTGACGCTTCTGATGGTCTTCATAGAAGACACAAACTCAACACAGTTGAAGAACAGTCCGATTGCGAAATATGCGTCTACAAAGTAGAAGTAATTCCACAGACGGGTTCCTGCATTGTAAGAGTAAGTGACTTCCTTGTTCTGGTACCAAATCTGGAACCAACGCTGGTCAGTCAGGAATGCGACAGCACCGGTATCTTCTGCACCGCCAAAGTCAGAGCACATAACGACATGACCAAGGAACTCAACCTTCGTCATGTTGAAAGCACTTGCGAGAACTTCTACATCCTGTGCGGCAAGATATTCGGGAAGCAGCCAAATATACTGATTATCAAAATCAGTACGAGTCTTCACACCGAGGTAGTTGTACTTGCGGCTACCGCGCACATACAGACGATTTGCTGCTGCCTTGATTGCGATTGTGTTCGCTGCCATCTTGTCCTTCAGACCATCGTAGTTTGTGATGTCAATAGCATTGACCTTGACAGGATAACACCAACCGGCGGTGTGTGCCATATTAAGCAGTGCGGCGGCGGCGTCTGCTTCTTCACCAATCATGGAAGTATACAGCTGTCCGATGATTTCAATAATCAGGTCATTAACCTGTCCCCAATCACGAGCAGCCTGATTCATGACGATATCTTGAACGGAAGCCTTCACGCGCTTGTGGAAATTGGAAGAGTAATACAGGCTATAAACCTTAGAAGGCGTACGACCGAAATTGGTTTCATAGTCTGCATCCTCACACTCATACCAATCCTGAACATCGAAAGTGTCAACAAATCGATGCTCAATAGTGTCACCGTAAGTGAGGGTTCCCTTCACCATATCATAGAACGGGTTTCTGTCTTCTGCACCGTTGATATAGATTGTGACAATCTGGTTCACAGCATTGATGAAGCTGTTGTAGCTTGCTTTGTAAGTTTTAATACTCTGCATGAATTCTGCGTAGTTATCAGCAGAGGGGGCAGGAAGGTTCTGAACTGCAACGGGGTCATTGCTCATCGTCTTGTAAATTGCATTGCCGAGCTGGAGTCCTGCCTTCTGCTTTGCTGTATTTGTTGCCATAGTTTTACACCTCATTTCACCAAATCAGGAAGAGTTTCATCATCGTCATCTTCAGTTTCAATGACTTCAGTCTCTTCGGTTTCTTCTTCATCGTCAACTTTGTCGCCAACTACTTCTTGCTTTTCATCGCCTGCAACTGCAACGCCGAGAGTTTCCGAAAGATAGCGCTTTTTGAAATTCTCTGCAAGCGTTTTGTGCTGTGCAAGCAAATTGTCATAATCGCTCTTCGGAACATAATCATCGGGGTTGAAGTCAGACGCTGCCAACATCTGGTCAGAGAAGTCAGCGAAAACATCAGGGGAAATTTTATCGCCAACCTTTCCGTAGAAATCGGCAAGAATTTCTTTCTTAGTCATTCATGTCACCTCACATATTCAGCCTTGTAGTTTTCGAGAATATCAAGCTCTTTGCAGAGGTTGTATATTCTCATTGCGTCACCGTTTGAGATATTGGAAATTGTAATTGTCTGAAGCTTGCTTGTGGTTTTTGATTCTCCTTCTGCATAGATTCCGACACAGTTGCCAAATCCGCAATAATCACAAGGGTTTAGGCCCTTTCCCGTAGCGGTTGCGCGAACTTCGAAATGACAATGTGCATAAGGCGGATTCGCAAGAGCAGCGTTTCCTGTGTTCCCCATAATTGCAATTGCGTCACCTGTGGAAACTTTGTCTCCAACTTTCACAAGCAATGTTTTGCAATGGCAAAAATAGAGAAAATTCACATTGTCGGGTGTCTGGTTATTATCAAGCTTTACGCATACATAATAACCCCACTCCCATGTTCTATTCGACCTATTAGTCACGATTCGCGCTGTCGTAACGCGCCCAGAAATGGTCTTTCCTTTGTAGCTTGGCATCAGAATTGTTTTGTCGTCCATACCTTCAATGTCAATGCCGCCATGCCACACTTTTCCATTCCCGCGAGTATATCCCCATCGTGAATAATTGTATCGAACTCTGTTTCTGCCTTTGAAAATCATTCTTTCACCTCCAATTTGTCAAGCAGACGCTGAATCAAAGAAGTGTTATTGTTTACTGCTTCGGTCGTCTTCTCAATTGCCTTAGTCATTTCGCTCATCTCTTCCTTGTGCGACTGCTGTTCTTTCATCAGAAAATAGAACATAATCATTGCCATCGCGATAGGGAAGCCTACTGTGCTAATGAGAGTAGAAACGCTTGTCATATCCATGTTCTCACCACCTTTCGACACTTCTTTAATTAAATAATACCCCTTTTATTCTAATATGTCAATAAATTTAGATAAATAAATTTAGATATTTTTTAATCTGTGAAGTAATCTTTGAAATTGAAAAAACTCGCTCCATCTGTATATTGAGAAGATAAGGCTGTCAGAATTGGTATAATAGGCTTTTTCTTCCCGCCATAACCACCTGAAGCATACCAATATGCACCAAAATAGTTTTTATAATCATCGTCTATTGAATGAATCCAATCAAGTGAAAACCCTGAAACATTATGCCCGAAAAGTAGGTTCTTCCCATCCGGGAAAGGGTTTTCTGTCTTTTCTGTCACAATAACATATTTGTCGTGAAGTATATCAGTCATGACCTTCATATTTGCGAAATAGAATTTTCCCAAATCCAATGTGTCTGGATTTGGTGCAAGTACCAATCTCGAATAAAAATATGTAGTAGGATATACACCGCCACCTCCGCTACAGGTTCCAAGCTGTATATAATAAGGGCCAGCTTCATAAACATCAGGTATGCAAAATGCTGGGCAATATGTTCCACGGGGTCTTTTTATTGTCTGTTTGTGGTTGTGCTGATTTTTTACAATATCAGTCTTGCCGCTCTGAATATCAAAGTCATATGTGAATTCATATATGCTTTCTGTTGCTTCCCAAATTCCGAATAATTGGAAAAAGGGCGTGTCAGGTATTACTCCATCATACGGTGTGTAGTTTGGCCAAGTTGTAGACCAACCGACCCACTTTTGTCCGTTTGATGTTGCATCTGCAGGTGTTTCTGGAATGTATTCTGTTCCGGGCGCAAGTTGTTTCTCTGTAATATTACCTACATATCCTGTACCATCATTGAGCTGCTGTTGCCATAACACACAAAGACCTTCTCCAGATGGATTGCTGTTTGTCTGCCATCCTGTACTTGTTGCGATTCTGTCAAGCATTCCGTTGTCCCAACTTAGCATTGTAATCCAACCACAAAGAACACCCACAAGGTCACCTGCCTTGTATTCACCTGTTTTTATTTTCGAACCTGAAGAACATGAAAAACGAATCCACTTGTTTCCATCTTCGAAATAGTAGGATGAACCGCTACTTTCTACGGTAACTTTACAATCAAAAGGAGCATATATCATGTTGTCAAATTTATGCCCCGGAATTATTTCAAGCATAACATTCTGTGTTCCGTCTTCTGTTACAGGATGAAAGAATGTGTAATAACGAGAAAGAGAACGGTCAAATAATGAGCTCATACACGCCACCCCTTCTTAACAAGTTCAAACCCTGCACCTTCACAGAATTCATCTTCATAAAACAAATAACCTTTATCATATGCATTAGTGAACGCAATCCAAACTGGAGTTTGCTGAAGCTCTCTCAAAGTAAGATATCCGAATTCTCTGTCTTGATAGTTTATGACATAGTGATTTACATTTTTATGAGTGTCTGATTTCGAAATGAAAAATGTGTATGGTTTTGTCTTCAAATCCATCCATACAGAAAACTCTTGACCTCCGGACACAAAAGCAAATGCTGGTTCTGCAAATCTTGATTTTCTACGAATGAAGTCTTCCTTGCATGTCAATGATTTATTGTACAATGCATGTTGACCGTATTCTGTGTCATAGATAGCACGACCCCAAGGGCTGTTTTTGAAAACTTCTTCAAGTCTAGGGTCTGTAACGCATTTCTGAACAACTGATGCGTTCGCCATTCCTAATCCGTCTTTATCAGGATTGACCCAAAACTCTTGACCTGAATATTTGTAATTCATATTGAGAAAGTATGGATTATACATTGAAACAGGGTTTGCCAACATATACACATGAACAGGTCTAATAAAATTGCAGATAGAAAGAACCATTGCAATAAAGGCATTGTATTCACCGTCCAAATATCTCTCGCCTTCTCGAGCAATAAACTCATCGAATATAATATTCTGAACATTAGGAAATTCACATCCCTTTTTCTGCATTTTGAAAATTGTTGAATAATATCCTGCAGTCTCACCCTTGTATAAAAAGAAACCGCCTTGATTAGAGTCAGGTTTGACACTCCATCCTTCACGGATATATTCAGGCTCACTTTCAACCAAAGAATATCTATCAAAGAACTTATCCATTTGTGTATAGTCTGTCATGTATCTGCGTATGTATAGAAATTGGTCTTTGCAACCTGTTTCAACAAATCTCTTCATTCCAACATCACGAATTACACCGTAACTCTTTCCGATTCGTCTTCCACCATAAGCGTAGAGCATGAGCTTATCTCGCTTCTCATACTTTATGAGACGCTGTGGGTTATAATAGAACTTAGGGTCTACCTTGATAGGATTGCTGTCATAATCTGTCAACTGCATTTATATCACCTCACAAAAATAAAAAAAGCCCATACCAATGAAGGTATGGACTTGAACGACATGTTAGAACTCAAATCCACTTCAAGCGAAAGTGGTCAACTTCTTGGCGGCACCCTTAGAGGTGTGACTCCCGCGCTTGCGAAATGCACCGCTATTCATGTTTTGAGTTCTATATTCATTTTAATCGATAGGTGCGATTTTGTCAAGTGTAGAATATACATTTTCATATGCTCTACGGAATTTTTCATAACAGATAGACATTGCTTCAGCAGTGTAATCGTTTGCTTTCGCTCTGATACGAATAGTGAAAGCCATTGGTGTTCGTGTCATGCAAACCTCATAAGGCTTGTCTTCCTGATAAAGAACAGGACAAACCAAGTCTTTGGGACACACGATGATGTTATCACCTTCCTTAGGAAAACAGGTCAAAACATCAATGACCCAATCTCCAAGTTCGAAAGCATGATAATCATAATGGAATTTATAACGAGTTCCACAAATGTTGAATGTGCGAGAATCCTCACGCTCATTCATATGATTGAGGGTTTCAGAATCAAAGAAGACTTCGTTGTCATGCATCTCACGACCACCACGAGACTTGACATCTTCGATGAAATTTTCTGCGAGTGTGCGCAGAGCACATACTGTATACTTTTCCATGATAACAACTCCTTTCTGTTGTTACCTATATTTTACCACAATTTGAATCAGATGTCAAGTGTCATGAACAAAGAATCTGCTTCAGTTTCAATTAAGTTGTAGGGCATAGTGTGAACAGTTTTGCGAGCGGACCTGTTGAATGATGTGTTGGCAAGCGGGCGCTGTGGGGAATTCGGGCCGTGAGCAAA